ATTTACGCTATTTGCCTTCTGCTAATTGCAACAGGTTTTGTAATGGCAGCATTAACTGACTACACAATTAAAAACTATGACCCAAAGCACAAAAGAATACATAGACAAATATTACGCAAGTGAGCCTATTAGTATAATGATGTCTAACATAGATGCAACCTACTTAGAGATACTAACCTACTGCAACGAGAAGGGTTACGAACCTTCTAAACGCAGAATGAGAAGTCCAGAACATAAGTCAGAAATCGGCTTTTTTGACATTGATAATTACAAACCCGAAACAATATAATATGGAACTACAACAAATCTTTGAAACAACAAAAGAACAACGCATCGAGTTTACGCATCAATTAATTGAACGCCTAAACGCAGGGGAACTTGACCCACTTAAAACACATCTCCAGGTTAAAGCCTTAGAGGATATGCTTGAAACCCTAAAGGCAAACAAGGACTATAAAGATGCGGTATTACAAGCAGCCGTTCTTAATGGAAAGGACTTTGAGTATATGAGCGCAAAGTTTAACATTAGGGAAGTAGCGGTTAAGTACGATTACACCAAATGCGAAAGTCCTGCTTATGAGGAAATTATGACCGAGTACAATAGCGCAGCTAAAGCCAAAAAGGATATGGAAGAGTTCCTAAAAAAAGTTCCGCATCAAGGGTTAGACATTATTAACGGAGTTACTGGCGAGGTTACAAAAGTTTACCCACCTGCCAAGAGTAGCACAACAAGTGTAGCCGTATCATTAAAGTAATTAAAATATTGTATTTCTTTGCAATTTGCTTACCTTTGGCAGCGTTATGCTACATAGGTGGGCATCTTGCTTATGAGATAATGTTAAAACTAAGAAAATGAGTTGGAATAAAATATCGGTATGGCAATACCAACAAATGCACCCTATCATTACAAACCCACCAGAACATTTGTCAGAGTTTGAATTAGAATGCAAGTTAGTAGGCATAGTCAATAACCTTACGGACAATCAAGTTCTTAATCTACCTAAAGACAAGCTAAACAAATATAGGTCGGAGATAATATTCCTTAAAGACAACTACGAAGGTATACCCGTAAATAGGGTAAGAGCCAATGGCAAAACGTATAGGTTTATCCAAGATGCAAAGGACATTAACGCTTCACGCTACATAGAAAGCAAGTATTTTTGTAAGGAACTTATACCTAACCTACACAAGATAGCGGCATCTATTACTATCCCACAACAAAGAAAATGGCTTAAATATATAGACCTATCTTATGACTCGGATAAGCACCAAGAGTACGCTAATGACTTTTTGTTTGCCAATTTCAAAGAGGTTTATTATTCGGTTGTTTTTTTTTATCAAGTATTCAACGATTGGACTCCAATTACCCAGGACTTTTTGGAGAAGAGCCTACTAAAGGAGAATATGCAACAGGACAAGGCACAAAAGGTGGCAGCAATTTTATGGAGTATTTTGGGTGGCAATATTGTACCAAAATAGTATCGGAGTACGAAGCCATACCTTTGCAAGAGGCTTACGAACTTAAAATAATACATTACTTAAATAGCTTATCGTATTTGAAAGCCAAATCGGACTTTGACTCGGAAGCAATTAGGAAGATTAAATAAGACCCCAAGACCCTCAGACACACCCTGCCAATTTTGGTGGGGTTAGTTATTTTTAGACCTTCCTTATATTTATTAGCGTGAGTATTAGTAGAAATCAATTACAGGCTTTAAGAGAAGGCTTCTTTAACAAGATTAAAGGGGGCGACTATAACGTTGTTAAGAAAGACGAACTGCCATTACTTGAAAAGGTACTTTACGAATATGGCATAGCCTTTAACGATGCTATACAAGAGAACCTCGAAAAAACAGGTTCTATAAGTTCTGGTTTATTAGCCGAGCCTTCACAACCCGTTATCACTAAGTTTGGCAATCAATATACTTTGAATTTAGGCTATCCTTTAGGGAGCAAACAAATGGAGTACTTTGATTTTATTAACCAAGGGGTTAAGGGTTACGATAGCGGAAGTCCAAGCAATACTCCTTACTCTTTTAAAAGTCCTTACCCTAATAGGAAAATGGCAGCTAACATATTTACTTGGCTTAATAAGGCAAGAAAAAGCGTTAGGACTGATAGCGTAGCTACCAACAAAAAAGGAGAAATAGACAAGACGGAAACCAAAAGACAAGCACTAAAAAAGGTAGTAAACGAAGCTACTAAAAAGAAAAGGTTAGCTTATGCAATATCTTCGTCTATTAAAAAGAAGGGTATTGAGCAAACTAAATACTTTGATAATGCTATTGCACAGGTATTCAATAATAAATTTACGCAAGATGTAGCCTATGCTTTATTAGGCGACTTTGCAGTTAAGGCATCTGCTAAAATATCAAAAGAAATAAAAGATAACAAATAATGGCAATTACAATAACAAGTAGCCCTGCACCATATTCGTCAATGCACGATAACCTTTGGTTTGTTTCAAGTTCTACAAATAGCGGAACTACAAACTTTAAGTTCGTATATGATGTATATATTAATGGAAGCCAAGTAATACGTTCTAAAGTATTTCCTTCGCCAAGTGCGGAAGGTAGCTACGGCGTGTTTAACGCATCGCCAATGGTTAGAAGTTTTGTAACTAACTACTTTGAGCCTTCGGGTAACTCAATACTTGTAGCATCAAATGACAAGATAAAAGTAGATTATCAATTAAGAGTGGGAGAAGAGGTAAGCGGTGTTACAACTACTAACTTAGCATCGGGCAGCTACTCAGCTTACAACTTTGTACCCCCATTGTTTGCAGACGTATTCTTGACAAAGAATGAGACACCTTTAGTGCTATCTGATTACTATGATAATTTACTATTAGAAAACTTTACCGATGACTTCTTGACGGAAAGAGACACAGACGAAATAACACTTGAATACGGAGATAACTTTTACATTACGTTCCTACGCATAGCAACGGGCGGTTATTCGGCTTGGGTAGAAGTATTAGGGCAAGGAGATGTGGTTACCAATACTGTATCTGGTAACATTACCTTAAGTGGTCAATTCAATATGTTTAACCTACAAGCAGGACATATAAACGATTGGGCATCTGGAACTATTATTAACGAAGATACTTACGGCTATAATTTCTATTTAAAAAGAAGTGGCGCACAAACAAGGGTTATTAAGATAAGACATAAGTGCTATCCTAAATACCAACAATTTAACTTGGAGTTCTTAAATAGGCTCGGCGGTTGGGATACAAAGAAGTTTGCCCTTGTAAATAGAAGGTCGAGCGAATATCAAAGAGCATCATATAGGCGAAGCGATTGGCAACTTGTAGGTGGACAAATGACAAACATAGATGGATATAACAGATATAACGAAACAACTTTCAACTATGCTATTCAGCATAAGGATAAATATAGGCTTACTTCTGATTGGGTTAGCGAACAAGATTATGCGTGGTTGGCTCAGCTTGTATCGAGTCCTATTGTATATATGGAAGTACTTGGTGCTTATTTCCCTGTTACAATAACCACAACTAACTACGAGTATAAGTTAGAAAGTGCAGATAAACTATTTAACTTTGAGATTGAAGTAGAAGTAGGCAAATACTTAACAAGCCAATTTAGATAATGATTAGCACAGAGATATACATAGAAGAAAGGAAGATTGATTTATTGCAAGATATATCTACCGAGTTTACTTATGCCATCGATGACGTAAGCGAGTTCGGTAGTCGCAATACTTCCTTTAGCAAAACAATAAGCATACCAGGAACGGCAAATAACAACTTGGTTTTTGGTTATATATTCGAACTTAACAACGCTAACTTTACGGATAATACCTTACCAAACGTCGGGTATAACTTTAATGTAAGCAAACAAGCCAACTGCAAAATCTTTATTGATAAGGTGCAAATATTCAAAGGCACTTTAAGAATATTAGAGATAGTTATCGACAAGGAAACTATTGAATACCAGTGCAGCGTTTTTGGAGAACTTGGTGGGTTTATTACTACATTAGGTAATAAAAGATTAACAGGTAATATTAATCCACAAGATGATTTAGATTTTAGTGCTTACAATCATACTTATAGCGTAGCAAATATTAGTGCGAGTTGGGATAACGCAGGTGGTTCTGGCTATTACTATCCACTTATAGATTACGGAAACGTAAGCACGGGAACATACGGAACACTTAAAAAGGACTTTCAATACACAACTTTTAGACCTGCTTTATACGTTAAGGAATATATAGAGAAAATATTTGCAGGAACAGATTATACTTTTAATTGCCCTTTTTTTGATACGGCTTTATTCAAACGCTTAATAATACCGCACAACCAAACAAACATTACAACGCTAAACAATACGAGCCTTAACGCAGCAGCCAAGCTAATAACTATAAACACAAACCTAAGTCCTTATGTAGAATATACAATGGTTACCGCAGGTAGTTTTACACTTGACGGGTTAGGACAATTATTTACTTATGGAAGCGGTGTAACAATTACAACGGATATAAATGTTTTATTAAGGGGTAACGTTACATTTTACAATCCACCACTACCAAACTATTCTGTTATACTTAAAAAGAATAACACGGAAATAGGCAGACAAGATTTCGATGCGAGTGTAAGTAGTTTTATGAATTGCAACTTTATTGTTAATGGGGTTACCTTTGCTAATACTGACACAATGCAAGTTGAGATATTAGGTAACGGAATTATCCTGGATATAACAATGGGCGAAATAGGTGTTACTACAAGTACACCTACACAAGTGCAAGTAAATTTAGGGGAAACAATAAAGGTAAACGATACAATCCCAAGAGGTATATTCCAAAGTGATTTCTTTTTAAGCATTGTAAAAATGTTTAACCTTTACGTTTATGAGAATAAGTTTAACGACAAGGAACTTGTTATTAGTCCATTTGTGGACTTCTATCCTAATGTGTCTGCTAATGCAGAAGATTGGACTAACAAAATAGATAGGTCAAAGCCATTGAGCATAAAGCCAATGAGTGAGATTAACGCACGTTACTATAACTACAAGTTTAAAGAAGATAATGATTTCTATGGGGAAAATTACCGCAAGAAGTACACCGAAGGTTATGGAGATTTTATTTATGATACCGAGTTTGACTTTGTAAAAGAAACCGATACTTTAGAAGTTATATTTGCTGCATCTGTATTGTTTCAACAAACAGGACAAGACAAAGTATTCCCTGCTATTTACAAGAAGTCAAACACAAATAGTGCAGAAGATAGAATGGATAGCATCATTCGTATAATGCAAACAAAGAAGATTACGGGTGTAGCAAGTTGGAATATTATGAACACAACTACTAACTTGGCTACTTATACAAGCTATGGTTATGCAGGACACTTAGACGACCCTATTAACCCTACTAATGACATTAACTTTGGCGCACCTAAAGAACTGCAATTTAGTCCTAATAGATACCCTACAACAAATATATTTAATGCTTACCATAGTCCTTACCTTGCCGAGATTACAAGCAAGGATAGTAAGCTATTAACTTGCTTTGGTTTATTGGATATTGTAGACATTTTTAATTTAGATTTTAGTAAGTACATCTGGATAGACGGGGTACTGTTTAGGCTAAACAAGGTCGAAAACTTTAACCCAATGGAATACAATACTACTAAACTATCATTTCTTAAAGTAATAGAAACAGAATACTAATGGAAGAAAATAAAAAAATGACCCTCGAAATAAACGTTAATACTAAAGACGGGGAAAATAATATAAATAAACTTACTGACAAAACCCAAGAGGCTACCAAGTCGGCTAAACAAGGGCAAGGTGCGTTTTCAACTTTAGGTAATACTATCAAATCATTAGGGGTAGTTAGTGTTATTGCAGGTGCATTTAATTTCTTTAAAGAAACACTTAGTAAGAACCAAAAGGTAGCCGATAGCGTAGCTGCGGTGTTCAACACTATTTCTACTATTATTTCTACTCTTATAGACATCTTTATTGATGTAACCGATAAGGTAGGTAAAAGCACAAATGGTTTTGCTGCACTTGGAAAAGTATTATCTGGCATATTTACACTTGCCGTTACTCCTTTAAAGTTAGCATTTGACGGGCTTAAATTAGTTATTAATGAAATACAACTTGCTTGGGAGAAGTCGCCATTAGGAGACGGAGACCAAAAGGTTATTAAGGAACTTACCGAAAATATTAATAAAACTAAGGATAGTTTAAAAGATACAGGTAAAGATGCGGTTCAAGCAGGTAAGGATATATACAACAATTTTGGAGAAGCCGCAAAGTCAGTAGGTGCGGTTGTAAGCGGTGTAGTAGAAAAGGCATCTAAGATTAATGTTGCTGCGGTATACGAACAAGCAAAGGCGACTATTGCTTTACAAAATAGTGCAAAGATTGCTGCTGCACAATTAGCAGGTCTTGTAGAAAAGTATGATAGACAAGCCGAGCAGTTAAGACAAATTAGAGATGACGAATTTAGAAGCGTAGACGAAAGAATTGCAGCTAATAATCAATTAGCAGAGGTTTTAAACGAACAAGAGAAGGCACAAAAGAAACTTGCTCAAACAAGAGTAGCTGCGGCTGCTGCCGAACTTGCACAAAACAAATCAAGTGTAGAATTACAAGCCGCATTGATTGAAGCACAAAATGAAGTAGCTGCGGTAGAAGCACAGGTAGCAGGTTTAAGGTCGGAACAATTAGCTAATGCAGTAGCATTAAGTAAGGAAAAAATTGCTATTGATGCTTCACTTGCAGCAAGTGCAAACAAAATAGCACTTGACCAAAGAAAAATTAATGCTGATTTAATCAAAGACGAAGTATTAAAACAAACTACTAAAAAGCAAATAGCTGAAGAAGAAGCTGCATTAGAATTAAAAAGGTTACAAGATAATATTAACAATACTAAAGCAGGTACACAAGCCAGAGCAGATGCAGAAATTGCTTTTGCTGAAAAGAAAGCAGAAATAAATAATCAAATTACTACCTTAGATGCTGCTATATTACAAGCTAAATTAGATAAAGAAGCTAAGTTTAGAGCAGATAGTATTGCATTAGCACAAGCTGACTATGAATTAAATAAGGCTTTAGGCGAGGCTACATTCCAAGACCAATTTGACTTATACGATAAAAGAAGAGAATTGGAAAGGAAGGATATGGTAGCAAGAAAAGCAACGGCTGCCGAATTAGAAGCCTTTGATAAACAAACCGCAACGGGTAGAATTGCAATAGAAAGAGCGGTGCAAGACCAAAAGTTAGCAATACTTAACACGGGTATTAATACTGCCATTGAGATAGTAGGTAAAGAGTCGGCGGCAGGTAAGGCACTTAGTATTGCACAAGCAGTAATGAATACTTATACGGGTGCGACAAGAGCCTTAAAAGATGTACCATTTCCTTTTAACTTCGTGGCGGCAGGTAGCACAATCGCACAAGGTTTACTAAGCGTAAAGAAGATTATTAGTACACCATTGCCAGGAGTTCCTGGCGGAAGTAGTGGAAGTACCCCAAGCTTAAATGCTTCTGCTCCCGTTGCACCACCACAACCACAAGCCCAAACAACTACTTTAGATAGCCAATCTATTAACGCACTTGGTAACCAAGCCGTGAGAAGCTATGTTGTAGAAAGCGATGTTACAAACAATCAGCAACGTATTGCAGCTATCAAGCAAAGAGCAAGGTTCGGTTAAATGATAACAATTTAAAACACTTAATATTTACGAATATGGACTTACCTATTTATTTATTAGACATTAGCGAGGATATGAATGACGATGCCGAGGTTGATTATGTGGCACTCGTAGATAGACCTGCTATTCAAAAGAATTGGAATGCCTTTAAAAACCAACAACGCTTTGAAGTGGTTAGCGAAGATAAGCGTATTATTTCTGGACCTCTTATGTTGGCTGATGTACCTATCTTTCGCAGCGATGCTACTTATGGCGATTATTATGTGGTCTTTAGTAAAGATACTATTTTTAAGATTGCGCAAAAGTTTTTCAAAAGAGGTTACCAATCAAACGTAAACTTGATGCACTCGCCTGACCAACAAGTAGAAGGGGTTACTATGTTTGAAAGCTTTATTACAGACGAAAGCCGTGGCATCTTACCTATGAAAGGTTTTGAAGATGCACCTGATGGCTCGTGGTTTGGCTCGTTCAAAGTAGATAACGAAGGCGTTTGGAACGATGTTAAAGAGGGCAAATTCAAAGGCTTTAGTGTAGAAGGGTTGTTTACCTACAAGACAAAGCCAAGCAAAGAACAAGAACTTATGAATGCAATAAAGGAAATATTGCAACGAGTTAAATGATAAACAAAATCTTTTATTAATATTTAAACAAAAAGAATGATGAACGCAAAAGATGCAATTATGCAAATTAGGGCTTTATTCGAAGATATGCCAATGGTAGATGCTCCTGCACCTATTGAAGCACCAATCGAAGAAGTACCTGTTACATTCGCAGAATATAGCCTTTTAGATGGTACAAAGGTTATGATTAGCGAACTTGCTATCGGTGGTCAAGTTACATTAGCAGACGGAAGTCCTGCACCAATGGGCGAACACCAATTAGCAGACGGAACTAAAATTGAATTAGACGAAACTTCTAAAATCGTTTCTATTGAAACTCCAGAAGCAGAAGCGGAAATCGCTGACGAAACTCCTGCTGAAATGGGTAAGAAAATTGACGAGAAAATGGCAGATGAAATCGCTGCTTTAGTTTCTGAAAATGAAAATCTTAAAACACAAGTAGCACAATTAGAGGCAAAAGTTAAGAATGGCTTTAGTCAAGTAGCTGAGTTAATAGAAGCACTTACTAAGACACCTAACGCTGAACCTATTGCGCAGCCAAAAAACAACTTCGGTTCTAACGTAACTACACACTCAATGAAGTACGATAGGATTGAGAAATTTAGAAACGCTTTATTAAACAAATAAAAATAAAATAAAATGGGATTTGATGTATCTGCATTAGCAAACTATACAAAAGAAAACGAAGCTCTACTTGTAACTTCATCTGTATTGGGTGCAAAAACTGCTTCTCTTATTAAGAGCGCAGGTAACGTTATGGTTGGCGTAAAGTCAAGCGAAAAAATCAACATTATGGAAACTGACGCTATCTTCCAAGATGGTGCTTCTTGTGGCTTTAATGCTTCTGGTTCTACTACCTTTACTCAACGTACTGTAACTCCAGGTAAAATTAAAGTAAACGAAGCTCTTTGTCCTAAAGACCTTGAAGCTAAGTATTTACAAAAAGCTTTACCTACTGGTTCTATGTATGATAGCGTACCTTTCGAGCAAGAGTATTCTGAAAAGAAAGCTAAGACAATCGCTGCTCAATTAGAAACTGGTTTATGGCAAGGCGACACTACAAGTGTAAACGTAAACTTAAACAAGTTCGATGGTCTTGTTAAGTTAATCGGTGCTGCTTCAGGTGTTGTTGCTGCAAACGCTTCTACTTTTATTTCAGGTGCTCCTTTAAGCTCTATCACTGATGCTAACGTAATCTCTATCTTTGATGGTGTTTACAAAGCAATCCCTGCTAAAGTTGTAGCTGCTGATGATATGACTATCTTCTGTGGTCAAGATTTATTCCGTACTTACACTGTTGCTCTTAAAAATAGCAATGCTTTCTCTTATGCAGTAGATGTAAAGGCTGATAGCGAATTTGTATTACCAGGTACTACAATTAAAGTAATTGCAGTTGCAGGTCTTAACGGAACTAACAAAGTTTACGCTATGCGTTTAAGCAATATGTTCTTAGGTACTGACTTATTGAACGAAGAAGAGAAGTTTGAAATTTTCTATGCTAAAGAAGCTGACCAAG